CGGCTGAATGCGGTCACGGGCACTCAGCGTGTCCAGGCTGCGGAAGCGCAGCTTAATGCGCTTCGCTCTAGCGGGATAGCTACGAAGGCGCAGATCACAGCTGCGGAACGGCAACTTGATGTTGCACGCCGATCTTCGGATGCTACTGCTAAGAAGATTGTAGCTGCGGAAGCTTCCGTCGTTTCTGCTAGGCACGCTGCTGCGGGTGCCGCATCTAGGGCGGCTGCTGCGGAAACAGCGCTAGCGAGGGCGCAGGCTTCTGCGTCGTTGTCTGGGCGTTTCCGGGCGATAACCCAAGGCATCCGGGAGTACCAGTCAGCTCTAATGCAGGCGAACCCGGCTATGTCGGCTACAAGTGCCCGTATTACGGCGTTGGGCGCTGCGGCCGGTACTGCGGCACAGGCAGGGTTTTCTCGCCTGCGTGCCGGAGCTTCTAGCCTTTTAAGCGCGCTCGGTGGCCCGCTAGGCGTGGCACTTGTTGGCGCGGGTGTTGGCATTATGGCGGTCGGTTCGAGGTCGCAGAATACGACCGCGTACCTCGCTGCCCTTGAGGATCGTTCTAAGTCGGTGGCCTCTGCCCAGCACAGTTTGGGCGAAGCTTTGCGTGCCACGCAGGGCGAGTTTGACGACACTGCCACACAGGCTGCTATTGATTCTATCGACAAGTATCGTAGCTCTCTTGAGCAGGTGGCTTCCACAGCTCCGGGCGCTATGGACACTGTCGGTATGGCGATGGATTATCTGTGGACCGGACTTTGGAAGGGTTCGGACGCGGCGCGGGATGTCGCCCAGTCGTTTACGGAGCAGAAGCACGCCACCTCTGAGGCGCAGGCTGCGATTGAACAGCTAAACGCTTCCGGCATGTCTAATGCCCAGATCTTTTCCCGTATGGCGTCGGATACGTCCTGGGATGCTCTTTTGGCTCAAATGAGCCGTTTGGGCATTGAGGGCGGCGAGCAGCTTAATCTGTGGCGTGACCGTATTATGTCGGCAGCTGACGCTGCTAAGACGGCAACTCCGGGCACTACTGAGTTGGCGGAGGCATTTGCCACGCTCGGCAATAACGCGGCGTCAGCGGATGATAAGACGAACGCACTTAAGCGCGCTTTGGATGCGTTGGCTGGTAACCAGTCGGCGCAGGAGGCGGTGCAGCAGCATAACGAGGTGATTCGTTCTACCGCTGAGGCTGCGTGGGACGCGGCTAACGGCATTGATAACTTCGGCAACGCGCTTATCAACAATGATGGAACCATTAACACGACTTCCGCTAATGGTTCTAAGTTGCGGGATACGTTGCTTGAGATTCGGGATTCTACTGCTGCCGCTATCGGCTCGGGTGCCGATATGGGTCCAGTGTGGGATAAGAATAATCAGGCGCTAGATCAGGCTGCTGCTCAACTTGGTTTAACTCGCGAGCAGATGGATGGTCTTGCGGCGAGTATCGGCTACGTGCCTAAGTATATGGAGCTGGCTGTCAAGGCAGGCGGTATCGAGTCGGTTTCCGGGCAGGTTGTTGCACTGTCCGCGATGATTCAAGATGCGCCGGATCTTTCAATCGAAACGAAGATTGAGGATCAGGCTGTTCTCGATAAGCTACGCTCTCTCGGCTACACTATCCAGGATTTGCCCAACGGCAATGTCAAGGTCACTGCGGCTACCGAAGAAGCCAAGCAGAACATGAAGTCCGTCGTTGACGAGGCTAACGCCTTGGATGGCACCAAGAAAGATGTCAAGATCGGTGCGAACACTGGCGAGTTTGAATCTAAAAAAGGTGTGGTGGACCAGCAGCTTTTCGGTCTTGACGGCACTATTGTTGCGCCGACTATCGACGGCAACAAGGTTCCGTTGGATGAGAAGGTCGCGGGCGCTGGCGGTCAGCTCCTTGGCTTGACGGGCCAGTCCGCTAACCCAACTATCGGGGCGGAAAAGACGCCGTTTGATACGTCGATTTGGGGCGCTAATTCCCAGCTGTTCGGGTTTGATCAGTCGTCGGGTTCGGCCACGCTTAGCGCGGAGGATCAGGCATTCTTTGGGTCGTTGAACGCGGCGAACATGGGTGTGTGGGGCTTCGGGTCTATGTACTCGGCCGCGACGCTTGGGGCGAACGCTACCCCGGCGCACAACAACACCGCGTTTGCTCGGGACGATATTAACTCGATTTCGAGTTTGTTCCCGATTGCGACACTGGACGCTAACGGCGAGCCGGCGCACACGAATACTAGCTCGGCGCGTAGCGATATTGAGTCGATCAATAACGCTAAGGGTACGGGCAAGCTGGACGCGGACAATTCGTCGGTTCAGCCTAACGTTTCGGCGGCGCAAGGCTGGATCAACGGGCTTCTTGGGCGCACTGTCACTGTCACGTTTAAGGCAGTTTACGAGGGTTTCCGGGATATGATTGGCGGCGGTAACTTCCGGGGTGGCGCATGGAACGGCACCCGAGCCCTTCCGGGGTTCGCCTCGGGGGGGCATTCCGGTTATCGTCTACCTAAGACGGGTCCGGGAACTAACGTCACGGACGGTTTTGTGGCGTTTGATTCTAACAATGTTCCTGCTGCCCGCTTGGATGCGGGCGAGTGGATCATTAACCGCCGTAACTCGGAGAAGTACAATAAGGAGCTTGCCCAGATTAATGCGGGCACGTTCCCGAAACTTCCGGGGTATGCGGACGGCGGTAAGCACGGTATCCGTTCACCTAAGCAGATGCTCGATTTTGTGTGGAATCGCACGAGTGACGGTCAGTCAAGGGCGCTTGATGGAGCGCCTTACGATTGGGCCGGAATTAACTGGGGTGACTGTTCCGCTGCTATGGCGGCTATTGCACGGTTTGCGGTGGGGCTTGCCCCGTTCGCTGGTAGGTTCGCTACGTCGAATCAGCGGGAATCTCTAGCGGGCATGGGGTTCACTATTGGGCGGGGTCGCCCTGGTGATCTTCGGTTCGGCTGGTGGAATGGTGGACCCGGCGGGGGGCATACGTTCGGCACGCTGCCGGACGGTACCAACGTGGAGATGCGTGGCGGTGGTCGCGGCGGAATCATCGGTAAGGATGCGTGGGCGTGGAATCATCCACAAGCCACGGATCATGCTTTCTTGCCTATGCCTTCGTTCAAGTTTGCGGGGGCCTCCGGGTTGGAAGCGTTTAAGCCTCCGACAATTGGTGCCGCTGACGAGACTTCGACTGCTACAGGAGGTATGGGGGCTTACGCTGCTTCCCAGGCCGGTTACTCTGGGGGTGGTAAAGACAACACGCCTAAAACCTGGTCTGACGTTGCCGGCCAGTCCGCGTACAACTTTGTGTCAGGTATGACTGAGGATGTGCTCGGGGTGTTCGGTGTCCCGAACGATCTTCCGCCGTTGTTGCAGGCGTACAACATGATGCAGGACGCGGAGGAACACGGCGGTGTTTCGACGTGGGATGTGTCGCAGGCCGCTGCCAAGCTGAAGCAGTACGAGGCGGAGATTGAGCTTCGTAAGCGTGTGGTCGCAGAGGGCTATAAGGCTGTTGACCTTATGCGGGATTCCAAGATTGGCGATCCGGGTATCGGGGTCTTGTCCGCTGCGGAGAACAAGCTAGAGGACGAGGTTAAACTTCTCCGGACTGCTGCGGTTAACGCGGATCTTGCGAAGGCTCGCCTTGACGAGTTGCTAGAGACTCGTGAGGCTGCGGCACTTGCGAAGCAGGCCGGTAACACGTCGGGCATGTCTACCGCTGATCTGGGGGATGCTGCTGGCGGTTTGGGTGAGTTCCCGAACACCGATTTTCCGGACAATATCAACAAGGAACTGCGAATCTCGTACGACCCTGCGGGGGGTGCGGAGCAGTGGCGTCCACTGGTTGAACATATCCTTGCGGCAAAGGGCTTTTCTACGGATAAGGCCACGGTTGACTCGGTGATTCGTCGCATCGATCAGGAGTCCACAGGCAACCCTCGTGCAGTCAATAACTGGGATTCTAATGCTGCTGCCGGTCATCCTACGGGCGGTTTGTTGCAGACGCGGGACGATACGTTCAAGACGAATGCTGATCCTGGTTTCGATCAGGACATGTTTGATCCCGAGTCAAACATTCGTGCGTCTATGAACTATGCAATCTCCCGGTACGGCTCTCTGCGTGCGGCCTATGACCGCGCTGGTGGTTACTGGAAGGGCGGGCCGATCCCGTTCGGGTCTGGCACCAGGGATGATGTGCCTTTGGTTGCTGCCGAGGGCGAATACATTGTTAACCGTTTCGCAGCTGCTAGGAACCGTGGTCTGCTTGAGGATATTAACTCGGGTAGGTCTGCGGAGCCTCGGGGCGGGGACACGTACAACGTGTACGCGTTCGATTTGGAATCGTCGATGAAGGAGTTGGATAAGCGTGCGAAGCAGCGCGCTTTCGCCAACATGGGCGTTCGATAACTGAATAACGACAACTGAATACCTCGGGGAAGGGGCTGGCTTCGGCCTGCCCCTTCCCTTTCTATTTCTCATTAACTGTAAGGGGTTGTTGATGGCGCAAGCACAAGTAACCATCACAGGTGTAAACGGATCGTTTTTTACCGTGCATGGGCGGGGTGCTGGTGCCGAGGGCGTGCGTCTCGGCCCTAACCCGAACGAGGCGTTTTACCACATGCCGGTGAAAACGGTGTGGACTGAAACAGCTTATAAGCCGGGCGCTACGCCTTCCGGGGTTCGGTTCGAACCTGCTGACCTGGTTCTCATGTTTATGTTGATTCCACAACCGGGGCAAACGTGGGAGTCGGTGGAGTCGGCTTTTCTTCGGGCTTTTGCTTTTGACGAGGATTGCACTATCGGGGTGCAAACCGAGCAGTCTGGCCTTAGGCAGCTTCGGGTTCGGCTGCTTGAGGCACCGAAGATGGATCCCGAGTTTGATCCGCACGTGGACGAGTATTCCGAGGTTGTTCTAACTCTGCGGGCTTCTGACCCGTTCTGGTGGGGTCCGGTTCGGTCCCAGACGGTAACACCGTCCACCACGGACGGCGCGGCCGATGTGGAGTTCTCAAACTTTGGGGACCGGGAAATGTGGCCTGTGTGGGAAAAGAAGGGCACTGCCCGTTACTCAATCCCGGACACGTCGATATACAAGGAGCGGCCGCGAATCATCACGATGCCCACCAGCCTTACTAGTGCCTCGTACGTGGTGGACACAGACCCGCATGTTGAGCAGGTCACTTCCCCCGGTAATCCGGGGGCGTGGGCGGCGATGGGCGTGGTGCGGTTTGTGAATCCGCTACCCCCGGGCGCTCGGTTCACTTTGCCTGTGACGTGGACGGGCAGGTCTGGTTCTACGTCTTTGACGCTGCTACTACGGGACCGCTACTCGCGGCCTTGGGGATAAAGGAGGATTGGTTTGCTTACAGCGGATATTGATTCTTCCAGGTTCCCTGTTGTCGCTTCGGTCGCCTCCGAGGTGGCCGAGCGCGAAAAGGCGCGTGTAGCGCCCCCGGTTCTGCGTGTGTGGGACGGTAACTGGAATCTGCGGTCGATTGTTGCGGGGGAGATTGAGGGGCGCGCTGTGCGCCGCTCGAACGCTACCGGCGAAATCGAGTTCACGATCCCTAAGGGCCATTACTTGTGGGATTGGCTTATGTCCCGCCGTGAAGCCACGAGCGCACAGAACACGTTTCTCACCGTCGATAAGGACGGCGCTCGTATCTCGGGGTGCGTGGATAAGATCACTTTCGCCAAGGATAAGGAAGGCCGTGAAACGTGCACGGTTCACGCCTTGGACGATATGGAGATGTTGAAGACGATCCGGGTTTGGTCTAATCCGGTGCTGCCTGCGGCGATCCAGTTCCCGCGCGTGTTCATGCTTGCGGGTCCGTCCGTGTGGTGTCTCAAGACCACGATTTTTTTGAACTTGATGCGGCTTCAATCGTCGCTTTTTAATCTTCCGAACGATCCCCTGAACTTTGGGGCGTGGGTGGATAACTTGTTTATGGAGAATTGGCCGGTCACGATTAAGGGCGGGGCGTGGCACTTGGACCCGTCCCCTCATGCGATTATCTCGTCACGGTTTAAAACAGCGTTTGATTTGGCGGAGCCTGTGTGTGAGGACGCCGGGCTAGAGATTCTTTACGAGCGTTGGTTGCCGGGCGATCCGGAGCCGTGGCCCGGATACACACCGCGCGCTGGACAGTTGATTTTCGACATTCAGGACAAGTCCGAGCGTTGGGGCACACAGGGCACGGGCGGTAATATTCTTACCGGGCTTGTGGCCACGGTGATGGAGCTTGCCGGCGACTTTATTGAGTCGGACCGGCGGGTGGCTACCGATCCGGTACCGGAACGGGACATCACTAAGGTGGGCACGGTTCCTGGTATTCCGTGGGTGGTTTACCGGGAAGGTGACTATTCCGGTGTAGCGGAGTCCGAATATTCTTGGTCCCCCGCTACCCATACTCGTTTGACTGTGGGCGGTCATTCTATGTCCGGGGTGAATGAGGCCATCTCGATGGCTGTTCAGTTGGCGGGTGACTTGGCTTCGTCCACGTTTGTCGGGCCTAACGTTAACCTTGGACAGATCGCGGATACTGTGCTAGCGCCGTTGTACACGGACACGATTTTAGCGTGGATGTCCGCGCCTCTCCCCCAACGCGCTTTGAAGTTGGGATGGTCTTACTACTTCGAGTACATGCCCGGGGATAACGACAGGGCTTATCAGCTGTCGTCTGTGCTCGCTTTGCGGCGGGCGTTAATGACTACCGAGGAAAAGTTTACTCATTCAATCACGGTCCATAACGGTGCCCCGTATTTTATCGGCGGTGAAGGCCGAGGTGACTTCTGGGTTGGGGATCGTATCGCTACGGAGCCTCCCTGTACGCCTGGGGGCAAGCTGTTGATTGATAAGTGCTCGGAGGCCGAGTTCAAGTGGGATAACGACGGCGCGGGCTGGAATATCAAGATTGGCGATTTGACTGAGGCCGATAACGGTTGGGATCGGATTATCGGCAAGATTTCCGGTTTGGCTGAGGCGTTGCACGATCAAGGAGTGTTGTAGATAGATGAATGATCCGGTCAAGGTGGAAGCGGCTGCGAAAGAGATTGAGCCGATTGTGAAGGCGCTGGTGATGGCTTCGGGCGATGTGCTGACAATGCACGAGAACGATCAGCGGGCGATTGCTAAACAACTCGCCCAGGGTGGTCTGCGGGTTGACGAGTCGCAGGTTACTCACAAGTGGGTTGGTGCCGAGGGTTTCGGTATTGGTGCTATGTGGGCACCTGTGGATGAGGTGCAGGTTGTTGATGAGCCTGTTCCGAATATTTCGGGGTTGTCTTTGCGGCAAAAGACTGAGCTTTTGCAGCAGTTGCAAGCGGACGGGTTTGGTGGTCCTGGTGAACCTCCTGCCCTTGAGGGTGACGCGGAGGTGACCGGAGGTGACTAGTCCTAACGGTTTTAATCCGGAGGGCGCGTATGTTTCGGGCGGGTCTGGTCAGTCGGGTTTGTCTGACCTGAATGACCTTACCGAGGGTGTTGCTAAAGCGCGTATGCGCGCGCCTCTGGCTAACTCATTCGGTAATCAGGTCAATGGTTTCTGGGGCGCGGTTTCCGGGCTTGTTGGTGCCGTGGTCGGCGGTGTTACCGCCGTGGTTAACGGGATCGTCGGGGTTATTAACTCGATTGCTGGTTTGTTCACCACGACACGGGTGGATATGGGCAAGGTGGATAAGGCCCGCGCCGACGCCGAAAACGCCATCGTGGAAAACATGTCGTCGTCGCTGGAAATGTTGGATGAGATTCAGCGTTTCGGCGGGGCCTACAACGGCAGGTACAACTCCTATCGAACGGAATATGGCGAGCAGGTCGCAGAAACCGTTCCGCTCACCCATGCTTTACCGCTCGAAGCTGGAACCTCTTTCGTTGAGCCAGTGGACGACGATTGGGATAACTATATCGACGGGTTTCTTCTCAAAAATACAGAGGGAAACAGACAGTATCTTGCTCGATACTCCGGGCATCTCGTGCTGAACGAGCCGGGTTTGTGGCTAATCTTTTTCCGTGGTGGCGTTCTTCAAGGAAACCTGTTCACGGGTAGGCCCGCTGACTTGTGGGCTTATGTCACACCGAACACGGGTGTGAGAGCTAACCACTATCCTTGCGGGCAACCCGGGTTCACCGATGAAGGGAATGCCCTCCCAAATTACGTGACTTCACGTGACCGTACTACCGGCTATAAAACCAACTTCCCGAACAGCGAGATTCTAGCGTTCGGTCGCGCTACATCGTACGTCGGTATCGAGAACGCACAGACAGGCGGCGGTGTTTCGTTGTTTGGCGCTTTCCCCGCGTACCTCCCCACCGGGGGCTACAAGGTTTCGATGGCAGTCCAGTCTTACGCGAAATATGGCGGTGCCTCGACCAGTAACGTGTTCGCGTACAAAGTGAATACCGAGTCACTGAGAACCGATATTGACACTTTGAAAGCGTCTATTGCGGCTGCTCTCCCAGGCGATTTTACGGCGCTATCTTTGACGGAGACTGCTATTTCTCAGATGGTCGATGAGGCTGCGGAAGTGAGCGTGGAAATTGATTACGGGGAATGAGCTTAAACTCACCGAGTCTTTCATCGACAAAGTAGCCGATTCTGTCGAGCAGGCGGAAGCGGTGAAAAAGGTTTTGGGCTTCAACGCTGAGGTCGAGAAGGTCACAGAAGCGCACACCCCCGAGCGTGCTCCTTGGGTTCCACCTGTGTTCAATATCGACCAGATGGCACATATTACGGAGTGGGTGGAGCAGTGCCAGGCGTGGGTTGATTCTTTTCCCGACGATGACCCCACTTCCCTACTAGAGCGCCCACCGGCGCTGGGGCTCGCCCCGCGGGGGCTTGACAGGGTAAAGG